TAAACGGACTGCTGACTAGGGCGTAATTCTAAATTAAACTCTGGGAAGGTTTCTGGTTTTAGTATTCTTTTATCTGTAATTTCATGATCGGTTGGTATTAGGTCTTGTCTACCTACTGGAATTGCTACTAATCCTTGTCGTATCATTGCCATATTTTTTATAATTAAAGGCGGATCGCCAAACTTAAAAGAAGGAACAGAATAAGTTAATTCTTTATCAATCTTTTGTTGTTGATGCGGAAGTACTTCTAGGTAAATCCTATCACTAATTACTGCTTTCATATCCTTTAAACCATTGTACTAATGAGTATCTGACACCTTTTGTAACAGGTTCTACTTCATGAAGTAGATCAGAAGGAAAAATTATTATAGTTCCTTGCTTGTTTGCTGTAGGACTAGGAGAACCTCCTATACCATATAAACATAAATCCCCACCCTCATAATCCAAAGGATTAGAGAGTTGAACACTAATACTTAATATTCTTTTATTCTTTTCATCTGCATCATAGTGAGGTCCATAGAAGTCACCCACATTATAAGTTGCAAACTGCAAATCTTCAGCTTCAGTTATAACATAGTTTTTATACTTACTCATTACTAATTCTTGTATATAGTTTTTTACTGCTTGATTACCTATAAAAGATATTTTAGTCGACCTACCTTCTGACATA